GAATGTTCAGTTTGACGTGACCAAAAAGCCGCCCCAGCGTGCGGGGCGCTTTCTTAATCATGTTTTTGGCGTCATCAAAGACGATGCGCGCCTGATCGCGAGTCGTTGCGGCTGAATAAACCTCAGCGCCGCCCTCGCCATCTGCACCTGCCATATACAGTCCGACGCCGGAGGAAAGTGTGGATTTCGCGTTCTTACGCGCCACCTCGTTGTAAGCGGTACGGAACCGCCGCACCATAACCGGGCGGCCGCTGCCATCGTTGCGCAGCACCACGTCGCCGGTCTCCTCGTTCACCAGCGGGATCACAAACCCGTAGATATTGATGAGAATGAAAATATGCCAGTCCATAAGGTCGATGGGCTGACCGGCCTGCGCGCCCTTAACGTGGGGTATAAATTTGTAGAAATTCAGGATGTGCTGCGCCCGGGGTTCGCTGAAGAAGATCCCCCGCGCCTCACCGTGTTTCAAATCATCCAGAAAACGCTGGCATGCCAGCCGGACAAACTCACAGGCAATAATCTCCCCCGCCACGACGCGCTCTGCGTAGCGGATACCTTCTGCAACCTTAGCCATTAATCCCTCGCTTTCATGAACTCTGCCAGCGGATCAACCGCATCCGGCGTTTTGGTGCTGACCTTCGACCGACTGGCAGGCGTCATGCCGAACTCGGCCAGCATGGCGCGGAGACGCTTCCAGGCATCTGCCTTCATGATTGCCGCCGGGTGCGCCTTAATCAGCACATCCCCGGTCTGCGTCTCAGTCCGGTACGTATACCCCTCGATCTCCAGCGTGTCGCAGTGGTGCCGGTACTCGGTGTAAGCCTCGACCAGCAGTTCGAGTGCACGGGCGTCCAGCTGAGAAACGACGCCGACGGCATCAAGCTCTTCAGCCATTCGCTTAAACCAGTACTTCGCCTGCTTGTCGAAATGCTTCGGAGTTGGGGGTACCCCTGCAGGGGGTTGCGGCTCGTCTTTATTGATCGGGCGTTTTGATGGGTTACCCCTCACCAGACGCAGATGGGTCGGGGTTTTCGGTGGTCCTGACATAATCGAAAACTCCTATTAATCATCGGATGGGGGACCCATAAAAAAGTTTTCTAACCTGCGGCGATGCGAGAAAGGGTTAGGCGGCGGTCCTTTGGCGCGTCGTTCCTGAACTTTTGACCCGCCCCGGTAGTGAGAATCGATATCACTCACATCAAAATGATTGCATTTGAAATCATTTTCCGATGGTGATTCTCATTTGATGTTGCCATGTACCGCTCTGGCAAGCTTCCTGCTGGGCGGGCCGCTGTTCCCGATGCGTGGGCTGAATACTTTGTTGATATCCCAGCCTGCCTTCAGTCGGTAGTCAATCGAGTTGCGGGAAATGCCAAGGTACTCAGCCCACTCACTGAGACACATAGTCTTGCCATGAGCCGTATAACGTCGGTGCGACTTGTTTCTGTGGGTGGCCTTCATTTTTTCACTGCCGCGCTTCTGATTACACACGGCGCAGCTGGCAACGAGGTTTGACTCAGCATTGTTGGTTTTGCAGTCATCGAGATGATCGACATGCATATCATCCCAGGTAACCATAGTGCCGCACCAATGGCAGCTGAAAGGGCCGTCACCATGGTGTTGGTGGTAGACGACGCGATGCTCATAGACTCGGTTACTGTTACGGCTTAACGGGTGAGTGGGAGCGTTTACCAGCACATAACCACCCGAGTGGATGAGATTACCCGGCTTGAGCGTACTTAACTTGTCTGTCGAGCCATGCCGGCGAACGCGCATGTAATGTTTTTCACAATACGGGGTGTTGTTGGCTCTGATTGGCAACCCACACCCCTCAACCGAACAAGCAGGTCGCAACGCCTTAGCACCGACGTGCGTGCGCCCTGAATCGCTTAGTGAATCAGTCATGCTTTTTCCTGGAAGGTTTAGTTTCGGTTTAAACGATCCCGCGCGGTTTTGGCCTTATGGCACTTGAAGCAGATCGCAACCAGATTGCTGTCATCATCTGTGCCCCCGTGTGCTTTGGGTTTGATGTGGTCAACCGTAGTTGCCGGGACTGGCCTGCCGTTGCGCAGGCACTGCTGGCAGATGTGTCAATCACGTTTAAGGA